GCTGCTTTTTCAGATAATGTTTCTTTTTTCTTATACTTTTCAGCACTAAAATCATCTTCACTTAATCTTCTTTCTAATTCTTTTCTTCTTTTATCTAAAGCATTAATATACTTGCTTTCTTTTTTCTCTACATCTGAAGCAAATTTATCAGACCAATCTTTTCTAAATCCTGCTATATCCCACTCGTTTGTACCTAATTTATCTGAAATGTATTCAATAGCGTCTTCTACTATATTTATAATAGGTTCACCAGCAACATATGCTTTTTTCATAGCTGCTGCTGCTGTGTTAATTATATCTTCAATACCAACTCCCATTTTTTCTGCACCTTTTGCAGATTTAGAAGTTAATTTTTGAATCCATAACTTAGCTGTGTCATCTATTTTTTTAAATACCGAATCTCTTTTATTTTTTCTTACTTCTTTTCTATCTTCTTTAATAATTTCTTCAGCTTTCTTTTTTATATAAGTCTGAACTTCCTCCCCTTTTAATATCTGTTGATACAAACTATTAAATGATGTTTTATCTTGAGCAAATCTTTCTTCAAATAATATTTTTCTTTCTGCATTAACTTTATTGACAATACCTATTGGGCTAGTTTTATAAAATCTTGCTATTTGCGCAATCCATTGACCGCTACTTCTAGAAATTTCATCATATTCAGAAATAAGATCTGCTTGTCTTAATGCAACATCATCAGCTTTATTTGTTTCACCTTCTCTTCTTAACTCTTGCTCTTGTGACCAAAGTTTATTTATAGACTCTGCAAATATTGCTGAACCTATTGATGGGTGAACTTCTCCCGTTTTAGCGGCTATAATCGCATTTTCAATTCCAATATCTTCTATTATATCTTTAGCAGCATTTTCTGCTTCTACCATATTAGCTTCTAAATAGATGCCATTTTCTTCTATTAACATCTTTGTTTCTTCAGAAAGATTACCTTCTAATAGATTGTTTAATATGGCTTTTTTCCTTTCTCTTGGGCTTTGGATTTTTTCATCACCTTCAGCTTGGAAGGTAGTTTTTTCCCCTTGCTGGCTTGGTTCCACTCTTGGACGTCCACCCCTTGGTTCTCCAACTCCGCTCGGTGCAGGTTGAAGTACTTTCTTTGCGCTTCGCTTTTGTACGGCATCTTCTTTAGCTTTTATTTTAGACAAGTCTACATCACCACTTTGTATTAAATTTTCTAGCCCTCCTTTTTCAAGGTAAGCTTTTAATTCTTCTTCAGTCATTGGAGTTTCAACTCCATTTACCATAATGTAATATAAACAACCTGCCATTTAATTTTAATTTAAACGTCTGAAATGTGTTGGTCAAACTCCAACAATTCTTTTGTAGTTTCAGCTACTTTGTATTTAGCCAATAAATCACCATAATGACCTACTGCTTTACGTTGAATTTCAACGAATTGTAAAAGATATTGAGCTACAGAAACATCTTCTTTTTGAGCTTTCTCATAAAAGTCTTTGTATTGATTATATACATCTAACTCAATGCTATATCCAGCATCAAGTGCATCGCCAATATTACCTACTTTTTCTGTGATTGCATCAATTTTCGGTAAATCTGCACAATCACCCATATCGTTCATAAATTCTACATGCATTTGATAATGCGTTAATTCCTCAGCGCTTTCAGCTAAGAAATATTTTTGACTTCCAAAAAAACCTAACCTTTGTAATTGGTTAGCTAAGCTTTTCCATAAGTTAGACTGATACAATTCAATGTAAACAGCTTCTTGCATGCCCTTTTTCATACTTGGGCTTAGTAATGACTTTACTGACATATTTTTTTATTTTCTAATTGTTTCTTAATCTCTTCAAAGTTATCGTTTATTAAGGTTTTTACAGCATTTTTTGTTGACAATTTGCCTTCTTTGGGTATATTTTCGTATACTTCTGCTAATGTTCCTTCTGCTTTTGCACCTAATAAACCTCCAAAAATATCTTTAACTTCTTGAGTTAAATCAATATCTATTGATGATCCTTTAATAGAATTGTATATTTGAGTTAACCATTTTTTCAAACTTTCAAATACAGATGTCAAAGCTTTAGTAGGTGCTTTACCTTCTCTTAGATATCTCTCAAATCCTCTAGCAAACTTTTCTTCAGCAACAGTACCCCAAATATCATCTTTAACATTAGCCCACTTTTTAACAGCTTCGTAATCCTTTCTAAATGCATCATTATTTTCAGCCAATTTTTCGAGGAATCTTCTTCCTAGATGACCTGTAAATTCGTGAGCCAAAGTAGAGATATCTGCCCCATTAAATACATAGACTGAAGCTTTATTATCATTAATAAAATCAATAGCCCCTTTTATATTTCCTCCTTCTTCTTGGAAAGCAATAAGTGGGTTTTGTATATCTTCATTTGTCGTACTTGTTTCAAGCCATTCCATATTATTATCATCTCTTACAAGCCTAGCGTCTTTTCTTAACTTTTTAAATATTTTATTTAATTCTTTATATTTATTAACAACTGTTTGTTGCTCATCACTTAATTGATCTTCATAATCATCTTCTGGAAAACCATCCGCTTCGTATTCATCTGGCTGATTTAATGTTTCTACTTGACCTCTTGATTCCACTACTAAAACTTCGTTACCACCATCAGAATAAATATCCCCAAAACCATCAAACAAATCATTTGCATCCATACTATCGTATTCTCTATCTATTTTACTATCTAATTCATCCTCAATATCACTCCATGATATTGTTACTTCATCAATAGGCTTTCCTTCATATTTTGGGTTATTTACTTCTTCATCATAAATATCGGCAAATTTTTCTTCTAATAAATTTTTAAGTTCACCCCCCATAAATTCATCTGGTTGAAAAGATTTAACTTCTTCTAATGTAATTTTACCTAAATCATAAAAATGTCTATCAGCTTCACTTTTAATTTCATATACTCTATTATCGCTTTCTTGAGATCTAAAATCATCAACATCATATGAATATGTTGAATTTTCTGGAGCAACTGTTATTCTAGATGAAGTTGAATCTAAAACATAAAATCTCTCATCACCATATCTTATTATGTCACCAAATACTAATCTTTCGCTATCTCCGTTAACTACTTCATAAGGCATTCCGTTTTCTCCTTCTTTATTTACATAACCTTCAGTAACAGCAATTGTGTATGGCGTTGGAAATCTAACAACTTCGGCACCTTGCTCAGCAGCATTTTTAAAAGCCTCTCTTAATAGTCTTAATTCATGGAATTTTTGAGATGCAATAAATTGTTTTTGTATTGATGTAAAATTAGCTTTTTGTTCTTCTAATCTTTTTTGAATATATGTATTTCTTGCTTTATTAAATTCATCTACTTGCATATTATAAATATCTGTCATTTCATCAAAATATTCTTTTGGATTAATGCCATACATATCTTTTACATATTCTTCTCTTTTTTCAATGCTATCAAATTCTATAAGACTCTCAGTAGCACTTATGTTAATATAATATCTGTCTTCACTAAATTTGCCCATTCTAAAATAATTAGCAACTCTTCTTGCAGCCTCTTTTATTGCCTCATTAGTTTCAGATTCTCCATATGACATTCCCGGTGGTTGAAAAACTCTAAATTCTATAGTTGTTATGTAACTTCCTTCTTTATCAAAAACAGAAACCCCATCATTAACTTTAAAATTTGTTTTATATGAATTATTTACTGCATTTCTATATCCTTGCCTTATAATATCTAATCTTTCTAATTCTTTAGTAATTTTATTAAATTCTCTATTATTTTTAACTGTTTCTAAAGCTCTTTCATATCTACCTATTTCTTCAGTATTTTGTATTTGTAAATCAATTATATCTTTTGATGGTATAACTTTTAAATTTAAATCTTTTACTAATTTATCAGTAAATTCTTTATTATACTTATTATAAAAGTTTTTATTCATATACTCATCAATCTCTTGTGGTGGTATTTTCTTTCCTAATAATTCAGCAGCTTTGTTTTTTTGAAATACATCAGATTGTAATTCAGCTACAGTCATAACACCAGTTTTTTTATTGTACCAATTTCTTATATGACCAAATAATCCTACATTAATTGGTGTGCCTGCTATTAGTCTTTGATTAATCCATTGTTGTACATTTTCTTGTGTTCCTGCTGTACCTACATAGTCTTGTATTTGATTTTGAGAAGTCCCAGATGGCATGTTTTCATCTATTGCAACCCATGTATCTGTACCCGGTATTTGCTTTATTTCCCAATTTCTTTTTTCAACTTTTGCATTTGTAAAATCACCAGAAAAGTGACCTTTATCGCCATGATCTATTGGAGAGTTAAATATAATAGTTTCAGTAGAACCATAATCTTCATTATCCCCTAAGTTATCTTTACCATAACTTGCATATGAATTAGTTCTTATTTTTTCAAGTTTCATTATTTGTGTTTCCACATCATCTCTAAACTCGTCAAATGATATTCTTTTTACTCCTTTATATTTTTCAAAATTTAAAACATCGTTTATAATATCTTTTTCAATTTGCTTACCATTACTTTTTATTAAATCCGCAACTGATTGAGGATTAACCATTTGCCCTAACATTTTTTGGAATTGTGGCATTTCTTGAAATAAAGCTAATGTAACTCTTGATACTGGGGCAATAGGGTTTTCTATATTTTGGAATAATACTCCACCTTTATTTTTAAAATCTTTTACATCTCCTTTTTTAATATCTGCTATAAATGTATCATAGAAATTATCTAAACCCGATGTTTGTTTCCAAACTTTAGACATAGCATCTAACAATGACATTTGAGCGTCTATTTCCGCATCAGTCATTGGAGCTTGCTTAATACCTACAGCTTTCTTTAATCTACCTAATATTGACTTGTCGGCAGTTATTAAAACACCTTCATTTCTTAAATTAATTAAGCTTTCTTTAACTTCTTTTCTTTTAGCAGCATCTCGCTCAGACTCTTCTTTTCGCTTTTGCTCAGCTCTTTGGTCTGCGTCTTGAACAAGTTGCTTTCTTGGCTGTCCTTTTTCTTGTATATTCTCATCTTGTTTAGTTTTTGATATTGGTATTTCTTGTTCTACTTGAGTTATTATTTCTTCAAATTCAGGATCAGAAAACTCTCCAACTTGTTCTGCTCTTAATTGAATAGCATAGTCTAAAGCTTTTTCTGCATCTTTGAATTCAATAGTAATTAATCTATCTGGTAATACGCCTATTTCTTTGTTTACTTTCTGTAATTGAAGAGTTATAGACTTAATGTTTCCATTTTCATCTAATGTAATAGGATTTGGAAGTACATCTTTAGAAGGCAATACTACATCTCTATCAGTAATTTGCTTTTCTCCAATTGTAGTTATCTTATCTCCTTGTTCATTATATAAATTATAATTACCATCTTCTAATTTTAAATTACCACTTACGGTTTTGCCATCTCTGTCTGTGATGGTTGCTTGGCTGCCTTCAAATTGACCGAGGGATTTGCTGACTGTTTTCTTTCCAACATCAGTTCCAACGCGCGTAATTGCGCCTTTTTTGGTAACTGTGCTAACCGAAGTCTTTGACTGATTTTCATAAGTTAATATTTTATCTATTACTGGATTAATTAAATTCTTTAATGATTCGTTATTAGTTTTAGATTGTAAATTTTCTAAAACTTGAGCTGCATTATATAAATCTTCTTCATTTACAAGTAGATTGTTTTTTATTTTCTCAATTACTGGTTCAACTATATTTCTATCTTCAATAACATATGGCATTACACTAGAAATCTTTTCAACAGTTTCTATATCAGTTGGTTTAATTTCTTCTGTTTCTAGTTCAATTGGTTTAGTCTCTTCTAATGGCGTTTTTGCAATATTATATACTTCTGAATCTATTTTTTTGATTCTTTCTTCATTAATTTTTATTTCTTCATCTATACCAGCATGATAAGCTTCGTCTATGTTTTGTTTTAGTCGAAGCAAAATATCATTTGACTGCTTTATATCATTTCTTTCAACCAATAATTCAATTGATTTTACTCTGCTTTCGCCTATTACTGTTTCGGGTATTTTATCTGATACTTGCGCTGCTTTTTCTGCAAAAATAACACCTTCTTGATGCTGTTCTGGAGTAATAATATTGTTAGCCAAATCTCTGTTTAAATTGATAATAGCATCTTCTGTTCCATTCTGAACACCTTGAGTTGCAATTTGAGTAGCTAATGTTTTATTATTAGATGATGTTTTTGACCTTTCCATTGCGACTCCAGTAGCAACTTCTGTTACGCCTCCCGGTACTTCTGCAATACCTTCTATAATTATTTCATCCCAATTTACTTTTTTACCTGAAGCAACTTGAGCTGCTAATTCACCACCACTACCTCCAGTTATTTGCAACCCTGTTTCGCCAAGTCCAGCCAATAGTTTTTTACCTAAACTTTTACCAACTGCGCCAGCTGCTAACTTACCTGCTAAACCTGCCGTTAATGCATCAAAAACTAAAATAGGTACGCCATACTTAGCGGCAGTATTTCTTATTTTAGCCATTTTTGCTTCATCCGAAAAAGCATTAATTAAACTTTCTTTATTTGATATATCAACGCCATTTTCAGATAATGAACTTAAAATGTCTTGTGATGTAGAAATGTTATACCCAGCCGTTGATTGCCCCGCTAATAAGCCAGCACCCGCTCCTGCTAAAGCCCCAATACCTGCGAATGGCGCACCAGCAACAGCACCCATTGCTACAGCAGTAGGAACTGTCCTTTTACTTGCTTCAAATAACGATGATAATGAACTAGCCATTGTTTCAGCAACAAATTGAACACCTAAACCCGGACTATCTGTAAATAAACCTTTTAATCCTTTCTCTTGATATACTTTCTCTGCTTTTGATTGAGGAAATAATTGTAAATCTGTTTGTAATTGAGCAATTTCCCCTAATTCTTCTAGACTTGGTCTTTTACCCGCTGATAATATATTGGCTACTTTGCCTTGTATTTGTCCTTTTAAAGCAGAGGATGTAAAATCAGCTAAAATAGAAGCTTCTTCATCTTCTTCTAATAGTTTTACTTTTGGCGCACCTCCCAATAATAAAGAAGGTTCAATTGATATTTTTTTTTGTGTTTTTGGAGTTTTTGTACCCTCCGCTTGCATTAAAAAACCTTTTTCAGCAAAAGCTTTACCTTTTTCAAAGTCTGGCGATAGTAATTGAGTAGGAGAAGAAACGGAAAGTGAAGCTCCTTGGTCTTTTTTTTTTAAACCAAATGTGCTTGCAAAAGAATCATAACTTGCAGGCACATCAAATTGATTTTCTTTTAAATATGAATAATATTTAGAAGCATTATCGTAACTAGATAAAGTATTTTTAAATGAGTTAAAATCTGGAGCAACATCAGCTCCATTATCTTTTAAATACTTATAATATTTTTCAAATTGATCTGGCATTATTTTCTATTTACTTATTCCAATTAATTTTTGATGCACCTTTCCCATCTCCATTTTTACCATCAGCTGGTGGTGGTTTTGGAGGATTAACCATTGCATTTGTTTCTGCACCTATATTACTTCCCATTATTTCTTGATATAAAGATGTTATATCTGCTAGTAAACTTTCACTTTTAGGATTCAATATTCTACTTACTTTATTTGCAATTGTAGCAGAAACGCCACCCTTTGATCTTGTCATTGGTATTGAATAATTTACTTTTACATTACCATCTGGTAAAATCTCCATATTTTCAAAACCTATTATATCACCCGTTGTTCCAGTTTTAGTTTGAGCTTTTAAAGGTTTAAAATAATTATTTATAAAACTTACGTTACCTGTTTTCAAAGCTGTAACGCCACCATCTAAAAATTTAGCTATTTCTGCACCAGAAGTTGGTTTATTCCTATTTCTTGATCCAATCAATTTGCTGTTATATTCTGGAGTTATTTTAATGTCTGAGGTATTTTCTTTAACTGGTTGTAAATCCCAAAGATGAACAGCTGCTAAAGATTGAGCATTAGGTATTTTTGTACCATACAACTTTTCTAACCTTGCGACTTCTGCTTTATTTGTATCAAATGTACGATTCATTTCTTTTCTTAAACCTTCATCATTTGCATAATCAGTATAACCTTGTTGATATATTGCATCTTTGTATTGTGGATCAATCTTTGATGTTGTTTTTGTATAATAACGACCCGGCTGTCCTTGTACATCATAAGGAATAGGAGCGCCTTCGCTTAATGGAATTTTTGAATATATTTTATTAGCATATTCCATTGGATTATATGTTTTATAAAATTTAAATTGAGTAACATCTAATGGTCTGTATCTAGGGTCATTTATTGGTAAATGGCTTAATTCTACTGCTTCAGCATAGCCATCAGGTGCATTTAAATCTTTTTGTGCTATATAATGTTGAGTAGCTAATTTATCTTGAGCCATAGCTTGTTTAGATTGCCCTATTGAATTCTGAGCATCTCTTAACCCATTAAAATAAGTTGATTGAGCTTCTGCTCCATATTTAGCTGGATTTAATATCTTATCTCTATTCTGTAAATAATATTGTTTAGCTTGGGCTAGTTTTCCTAAAAATACATCTTGGTCTTGCTTGCGCATGCCAGCAGGATTAAATGATTTTTCATAATCCATTAAATACTTATCTAAGGCTTCTCTTTTAGCTATTTCTTTTTGTTCAAGTTGAATAGCTAAATTAATTGGCTTAGATGCTATATCTATAGCTACTCCTTTTTGGTATGGGTTAATTCCTAGTAATCCTGTTGCTGCCATTATTTTTTTATTTTAAATTAACCTCCTAAACTACGAGCTTTATTCCAGTTTGACATATCATTCATAAATGTACTATTTTGTGGATATACTCCTCTTGCATTAGGTATGTAATTTGGATTTAATTTGCCCCTTGTTGCAAAAAAATTATTTAATATTGCATCATTTTTTGCTAAATTTGCCGCAGACAAACCTGTTCCTGTCGCTGTTGCTGTTGGAGAAACCACCGGTGTTTTTTGCCCTGCCATCATACCAGCTTGAGCTATACCACCTAAAGCACTACCCACCATTTGAAGCCCAGCATTATTTCTTTCATTTGCTGCTTGAGCTGCCAATTGTTTTAATTGCAATTGTCTGTTATATGGAGTCATTTGGTTAATATCAAACATTTTATAATCTTCAGAAGCTTTTGCTTGCGCTGCTTGACCGTATTGACCAAATCTTTGATTTCTTTGAGCTTCTGCTTGTGCGCCTAAATTTTGCATAGCATTTTGTTGCCCTGCTGCTAATCTACCAATACCTCCAATAGCAGAACGTCTATCTTGTAATGCGCCAATGCCTTGAGCTGTTGCTCTTTGAGCATTCATAGAACCTAGTTGATATTGTTGAGATTGGTAAGGATTTTCATTATATCTATTCATTGCTTGTTGGTAATAATCATTAATTGATTTACTACCTTGATATAATGGACTTTGTTTTGCAAATGCATTTAATTCTCTTTCGGCTTTTTTTCTGCCACTAAAAATGCTTTGTGCAGCACCGCCTAATGCTTGTGCGCCTCCTGCGATAGCGGCAATTGTAAATGGGTCCATAATTATCTATTGTTCAATGGTGAATTAATATATTTAGTCGTTGCGCTGTTCAAATATACGAAAGAATTGGCACTTGTTTTCTCAAATTTTATGACCATGTAACCACCCTTCAAGCTATCCCCTTCTACAAGGCCTCCGGGACTGCTAGAATCCCTTAAAAATGATGCTTGGTACTCAGCTTCCAAAGTTGCAAAATCAGACTCTAAAAGCAAGCTTGTTTGGTTTGTAGCAGCCCCTCCCGTATTCATTTGGGTGGTTATTGCTGGGCAAGCCCATATGGTATTACCCGTTTCCATAACGGAAATCCAAGTCTTTTTATCTATTGAAGCTGTGTTAAAAACAGTGGTTATTGAGGCGCCATATTGTGTGCCATAGAAGTTACAAAAAGTTGTATCATTAGTGTGCCTCCAAATACCCCCATCTTTAAACGAGAATAGGGTAGTATTTAGCTCCCCCATCATCTCTGGATGATATGAATAAAAAGACTCAAATGCGTTACCTACCTCGTCAAAGGCTATGGTATATGGGTCTTGATGAAAATATGCTGCCATTTTTTATAATTTTAAAAACTAATTTATTCTAAGGATTAGGGCAAATTGTATTTGCTGTATTTATAGATATAAAAATAGTTGAGTTTGAAGTGACAGTAACTTGGTTTTGACAAAGTTCACCTGTAAAGTCACCACTAGTAGGACATGATACTGTACTTGCTACTGCTGTACAATAAGCATTTTGGTTAATATTTCTTTGTATTATAGATACAATTGTACCTACATTCACGGTTACACTTGTATATGCTAAACAAGCACTATTTCTTGAAACATCAGTTGGTATTTCAACCCAACCTGTACCTGCGTTATAAGATAAATATACAGGGTCCACACCTGCTGTACCGTTTCGTTTAGCATTAATATTCAAAGTAACGGTAGGTGGCGTTGTTGTTGTCGTAGGTGCGGCAGTAGTAGTAGTTGTCGTAGGCGCAGCTGTTGTAGTTGTGGTTGTTGTCGTAGTTGTACAAGTATTTCCTGCATTCTTCACTAAAGACCTTGTACCTGAATAAACATATACATAACGAGTTCCGCTTACTTGCCCTGCAAAAGACCTAGTTCCACCTGTTACTAATGTTGTAGCTCCTGCGGCTGCTGCCACTGCATCGCCATAAGTTGTAGTGTTAGCATAATAATTTGTGCCATCACCACCAGCAAAGTTGTTAATTGTAATTGTTTGAGTTGTACCAGTGCAAGTTGCAGTTATATCGTAAGTTATAGGAGGTAATGTTGTTGTAGTAGTTGTTGGGGCAACTGTTGTTGTTGTAGTTGTAGGAGCTGCAGTGGTTGTAGTTGTAGTTGTAGGAGCTGCAGTGGTTGTAGTTGTTGCACAAGAATTTCCACCATTCTTAACCAATGACCTACTTGCTGAATATGCATAAACATAACGAGTTCCTACAGCTTGAGCTGTAAATGTTCTAGTTCCAAGAAGCACCAATGTTGTTGCCCCCGCAGCTGCTGCCACTGCATCTGCATATGTTACTGTGTTGGCATAATAACTAGTCCCGTCTCCGCCTGCAAAATTATTAATTGTAATATCTTGGGCAGATGTACTTGTACAAGTTGCACTAAAATCATAAGTCAAAGGTGGTAAAGTAGTAGTTGTAGTAGTTGTAGTTATACAAGTAGTAATTTCAAATGAATGAGCTATTTTATCGCTAATATTATTTTTATCTCTTAATGCTACCCAGTATGTTCCAACAGCTAATCCAGTAAACGTTCTCGTTGCTGTAACATCTGTATAAGTTCCCGCTAAAGCTAAAATTTCACTTGCGTATGTTGTTGTTGTTGCTTGATAAACACCAGAACCACCACTAAAACTTACCATTGCACCTACACCATCACTAGAACTACCATTTTCACAACCCCCAGAAGTATCAAAACTTACAAGTGCTTGAGTAGTTGTAGTAGTTGTCGGGGCAGCAGTTGTTGTTGTAGTTGCGCAAGAATTTCCACCATTTTTAACCAATGACCTAGTCGCGGAATATGCATAAACATATCTAGTCCCTGTAGCTTGAGCTGTAAATGTTCTAGTTCCAAGAAGCACCAAGGTAGTTGCCCCCGCAGCTGCAGCTACCGCATCACCATAAGTTGTAGTGTTAGCGTAATAATCAGTTCCATTTCCGCCTGCAAAATTATTAATCGTAATACTTTGTTCAGTTGTACTTGTACAAGTTGCACTAAAATCATAAGTTAAAGGTGGTAAAGTAGTAGTTGTAGTAGTTGAACAGGTAGTAATTGCAAATGAATGAGCTATTTTGTCACTAATATTATTTTTATCTCTAAGGGCTACCCAATATGTTCCAACAGCTAAACCACTAAATGCTCTTGTTGCTATTGCGTCTGTATAAGTCCCCGCTAAAGCCAATGCTTCGCTTGCGTATGTTGTAGTTGATGCTTGGTAAAGACCAGAACCACCACTAAAACTTACCATTGCACCTACGCCATCGCTAGAGCTACCATTCTCACAGCCACCAGAAGTATCAAAACTTACAAGCGCTTGAGTAGTTGTAGTAGTTGTCGGGGCAGCAGTTGTTGTTGTAGTCGGAGCAGCAGTTGTTGTTGTAGTAGTTGTAGGAGCAGCAGTAGTTGTTGTAGTAGTTGTTGGGGCGGCAGTAGTTGTTGTAGTTGTAGTAGTAGTAATAAATCTATTAATTTCCTCCATAGCAATTATATACTTATTAGTATAAGCATCAAATACACCATAAATACATGGATTTCCCATATATACTCCTGTTTCAACTACCCCATTATTCAATTCTTGTCTATATGCACTTAAAGTAGCCACAAAAAAAGCATTCATATGATTAGTAATACTTATTGGAGTAATACCATCTTGGCTTAATCTACATACAACTCCTCTATAATTATCTACAAAATAATCAGCAAAATTATTCCAAGCTAAACTTGTTGCTGCATCTCCAATTCCATAATCGCCAGAATAATACTGAATCTTATTAATTAAAACATCTGTATTAGCTTGCAATGGGTTGTTAGCACTATCCTTAACTATTTGTGTTAGAATAGGCACATTACCTACTTTAAACTTTTGGTAAACCTTTAAATATCTATCTCTAACATGCAATCTTATTACATCGCCAAAGCTTCTATCGTATTCATCAAAGTTTTCAAATTTAAAATTATTTATTTGATTAATATTAGTATTTACTTGATAAGCACCCCCAAATCTAATTAATGTAGGGAAATACGTTTGTTTTGCATTTTCATCTACTACGGATACCCTTCCGTTACTATTAGTAACTAAATTATAAGTATCATTAAAGCTTTTTTCTATTATTGGAATAGTATAGTTTTTTAATAAATTAAAATTTAAATTAAATGCATTTAAAGTAAATGTTTCTCCTGCAAGGGTGTTTGAACTGTAAACAGCAATCCATACCTTTGCAGTTGCTGGAATTGATATAGTATTATCTAAAATAAAATTAGTTACAATTTGAGATTGAACAACTTCTGTTTTTGTTAAATCTAATAAAGTTGAAGTGCTTGCCGTTAAAATAATAGCCTTTATACTAAATGTTGTGTTATTATTTGCTTGAGATTGAAACACAGAAAATTCCCCCGATAGTCTCAATAACAATGCATCTGTAGCCAATAAATTATTAAAGAAAAAATTAGCACTTGCATAAGTAGGATAATTTGCAGGCAAATTGTTGTTAAATGCTTGAGTTTTAACAATATAATCAGATGTTGTTATTGGAGAATCGGTTACAGTAATTTGCATTAATGAATTAATATCTTGACTTGTGCCACCTGCTGTAAAAACAAATGCATCACTGTAAGAAACTTTTCTTTTTCTCCAAAATAAATCTCCATTTGTTAAAGAAACTATTGCAGGTACTGATGTTGGAGAAGACGCTGATTGAGTTTGTTCTAATCCAATATGATAAGCATTGTTTGTACCAGCATTGCCTATCCCAAAACATTTATCAACTTCATAGAAAAATTTTTGTGTAGAAGATGAGTTACTTGTATAGTTGTATAAGAATATTTTATAATGTAAATAATTAGAATCACCTGTAAACATAATATCTGAACCAGTTCCAGAAGGGAAAGCTATTTTTATAAAATTACCAGTTTTAATAGTACCATCCCCTAGAGTAATAACAGCATTTGTTCCTAAAACTTCATAGTCATATAAAGTTGTAAATAAAATTTGTGTATTAGAAGAATTATATCTTGCTAAAAAGGTAATTCTATCTCCTTGTGTAAAATTATATGAAACCACCCCTTGAGTGGATGTTATTAATTCATTATATGCATCTATATTACTTATGTCTACATATGCAAATCTTTGTACAGTAGTATCTACCGAAGTGCTTGCATAAGCCGCTTTAGAAATCCAAAATAATCTTTTATTGTATGTTGTATTATTTGACCTCAATACATGATAATAAGAAGCCTCTAATGGCGGTCTATTTTTTATTTCTAATTTAGTAATTGGATACCTATACACCGTAGGGTCACCGGGGACTATTTGAGTGGTAAACGATGCATCTATATCTGTTTGCGCTCCTATTGTTCTTCCTAAATAATCAAAATATTGAACTGCATATTGGTACCCAGATGAAAACGCATTTGCAAACACCGTATTATCAGGCGCATTAGCTGGAAATAAAATCTTTACACCGCTAGAAAGCAATTTAAATATTGAAGAATTTGACAAAGTAAGTATATTGTTAACCAAAGACACTTGTGTCCACCCTCCTCCGTTTGTAGTAAATGCACTAGAAATAGCAGTTAATAACGTAGAAACAGTTACGCTGTTTGTATTATTTGTGTAAGAAACACCTATACTTGTTCCTGCGCTATTGATTATATTTACCATATATATACCGCCAGCATTATCAAGTGTTGATATTATTCCAGAGGTATTTGTTCCAGTACCGTAAATATATATTTTTAATATTGTACCATCAACGCCACTATCTAGTCCATTAACTGTAGCAAAAAATAACAATCCACATTTATCAAAATAGTAGCTATCTAAAGCGTCTTGTGATACCGAAACCAAGTTCATTGAGGTTTTATTATAACCTTCAGTGATACCAGAATACAACAAAACATTCCCATTGGCAAGTTCGGCAGCGTTTGCTCTTTGAGGAACATAATCTTGCAACTGCTCGGTTTCTAATACATCAATTTGTGAATAAATACTGTCATTATAAAATTTATAATTATACAAATCATAGTCAGGCACAGATAAAACTGCTTTATTAAAAGAACTAATTAAGTACCAATCAGTTGTAAAACCATTTGTCGTTTCTCTAAAAGCTATTTCTATAGCTCTTACATCAATTCCGCCTGTACTTGTTGATACTGAAATTCTAGCATTTTTAGTTGGAATATCGCTAGTTAATAACAAAGTATCTTGTTGCGGCAATGGCACTATACTTCTAGCGCTCCAAACTGATTTTTCATTATTATCATAAACATATCTGTAACAAAACTGAAATAAAGTATTTCTTACATTATTTACATTTACAGTAGTATCATTTTCGTAAACTACTTTAGGTGGCATTATTGGAGGAGCTTTAGCTACCAATATATATTCTAATTTCCAAGAAGTGCCATAATTATCAGATACATTAATTACTTTTGGTGGATTTAGTCCATCATTAAAAAACAATAAATCTCCTTCGTCATCTCTGTAAAAAATATTTACAGACAACACCTTATAAGAAGGATTAAAATTTAAAATGTCTATACCATCGCTATCTGTTTTGCTTTCTAAAACTTTTACAATAGCTTCTGTACTAGCATTGTAATATAAAATACTATTATAACCATTACTATTCCAAAGAAAATAATAAGCTCTATCTCTTACCTTATCTGGATAAAAGCCAATTACTTTATTTTCACCCGCAGGCACTGTATACGCTATTTCAGTATTACCTAAGATATTAGCAATAACCAAATCGTTACCGATTCCTTGTGAATCTTTAGTTATATTCAATGCATCAATATAATCTCCATTGGAAATTCTATATTGAGCAACATCTAAATTCAGCTTACCATTAAACGGGTTATTTATAATTGGCATCTACTATTAAGCTTTTACAGTCATTCTTTGATTATCTAAATTCCATTCGTAAGCCTGCATCAAATATAATGGTTTAAATTGAGCGTTAGCAATTCTTCTTTGATTGTAAAATTCTTGCTTTCTATCTCTTTTATCACCCAAATTACCCTTTCTTGTACTTGGCATAGATGCTATATCTCTCCAAGCTAAGAATGATAATAATGCCTCTCTAAATTGAATAGGTATTCTAAATGGTTCATCTGGATTCCCACTAGATAAATATTCTATCATTAAATAAGAATAATAAAAATATTGGTTTAAAAGAACCACCCCATTAGCATCGTCTATATTAAATGATCCTACAAATGGTGAACCACTTGGTAAGCCATATATATTTTGAAAACCATATCCATCCCAATAATTAAACCATAAAGGCAAATCAGATTGATACCATGTAGCCAATGTATTATCTTGAGTTAAAGCAAGTCTATCTGGCTGTTGATCTGCATAATAAGTCATTTTATTATTAAACTTCAAAGGAATAATTTCTCCTACTGAATTTAACACACCTATCTTGGTATAACTAATGTAATCATTAGGCAGCTCAGCTGTATAGTTTGTTGTGTCAATTGGTATTTTAACTGATCTAATTTTATAAAAAAAATCAAGCCCAAGCTTTTCCATGCCTCTAACTGCTATATTATATAATTTAGCGTATTTGTGGACTGATTGTTCACTTTCATCAATGTAATCATTGATTACTGAATCTATTGTTATATAATTTCTTGTTTGTGACATTGTTAATTATTTGTTGCGTAAGCTAATATATCATTATGACGAATCAAGAAATGCAATTCATCGTTTAATAAAATGGCCTCCCCTGCTCCTTTGATATGGAAAATAACATCATCCTTCTTTGCTTCCATTTTTATTTTAGCTGTGCCTCTTCCGGTAGAAACTACTTTAGCCTTACAGCTTCTCTCTATGTAGTTTTGAGGTAAAAATAACCCTCCTTCTGTAACACCTTCTGCCATAAATGGCTTTACTAAAACTAAATCTCTTATTGGTTTCATATTATTAGTTGTTGTTATCTACGCCATCGTTTAATGCGTCTATTGGTCTTGACCTTTCAAAGGCTAATTGAGCTTTGATATACTCTACCATAATAGGCACATAGTCATCTGGTATAATTAATGTTGAATTTAAATCAGTTGAATCACCACCACTAACCATTCTAACATTAGCTTTATAAGCAGTTAATGGTATTCCTGTACTCATATAAACTTCTTGACCTTGTGGCCAATAAACTACTTTATTTTGAATCGGTCTTAAAGTATCTTGATAACCTACTTGGTTCATGCTCAATGGCACTGCCCCAAAAGATGTTGGAGTTTTACTATTGCTAAATTGCAATGTAGCTATTCCTTCATTTTTACCTAATGCTACTGGTATTTGTGGTAAAGTAAATTTAAAAGTAGTATTATCTACTTGTGTTATTGTCAAACTAGAATAGCTAGTATAAAATGAATTGTTTACATATGCAACACCATCCATTTGAATACTATCTGTATAATTCTTTTTAGCAGCTACACCAATAGCATCATTTAACCATTGGTTAACTTGATTAAAAGTTATACTAGAATCATCTGATGGTTGCCCATTATAGATTTGTCTTAATATTCTTTCTATAAATGTTTTTCTAGTCATTATTGTCCTTGTTGAGTTACTTGATTAGCATATTGCTCTAGTTGACCATCTTGCAAGTTTAACCCTATTAATTTTAATGCACGAGCTATTATTTCTAATAAATCTACATCAGCCCATACTGGTTGAACGCTTGAAGCAGAATTATAAACAGGTCTACCACTTACTGTAGTATAAGCCCAAACTATTGATGGGGCTTCTTTAATATAGTTCAAGGTAACAGTACCAATTGTTATTGGATAAAATTGAAATCCAGTACTAGTAATCATATAAATAGGATTAGTAGCTACGGGGTCTATTGTACTATTGTAATAAGAATATAAACTATCTTGTTGAGTATATCTAACTCTTTGTAATGTAGAAGTTAATAAGCTATCGGACTGAACATAATCAGCTGGGTAAGCTATGGCGCCAGTGCCAGCATTGACTGCAAGTGATGCAGTTGCAAGCAATGGAGTAAGCCTTTGTCTTATATTTTCATTTTGACTATAATTGATTCTAGCCTGTGGTCTTCCGGGTTGATATTGCTGAAACTCCCCTAATAAATAATCTTGATACGAAACCTGTGCTTGATTTATAGTCAGATTAAATTCTGATGGAGTTAAATAACCATTTTGCGCTTTGTTAATTGCAAATTGGCATATCTGATACATATCATTAACATTCATTGAAATAAGTTATACAACAAATATACGAAAAAGATACAAAAAAGCCCCGTAATTTTTAGGCTACAGGGCTTCTTTTATTTAGAGGGGGAAAGATTACATTAATTTCTTCAATTGCTCTAAAAACGCCTTACTTTCATCTTGAGGGAACATTGCAAACTCGACTAAATAATTTTGCGGTTTTTTATCTGCTGGTATCTTGCAAATGAAACCTCCATTATTTGACCAATAAGCTGAACCTCTTTTTGTAGTAGTGTCAATTTTATTATCAATTAAAGCTTTTTTAACTATAAATGCTATTTCAACTTCTTTAGAACCAGCACTTTGCATAAACTTATTAGGTTGAGCTTCAGCGTAAAGTTCGTAGTCATTTCTTAATGCATCCATTGATTTAGGCATTCCTAATTCATCCGTAAATGTAATCCCCAAGAAATTGCAGTGCTTACGCATTTCTTCCTCGCTTGCCAATGAAGCATATTTAATTGCCTCAACTTTAGCGACTCTTTTAGCTCTTTCAAGCTCTGCTGTTCTTTGTGGATTCCACTGAAAGAATGTAATTTTTCTAGTACCTTTTTTGTTAGGATTGTCTAGATTAGCGTTACATAGACTTAAAAACTCTAAAGCTTCTACGTCATAATCAGCTATTCTTAATACTCTTCTATCAAAAATTAAGCTTCTTCTGTTTTGTTCAACGAATGATTTTTCAAGTCCTTTTTGGTCTTCTACCCAAATACTTGGGTAACCTCTCAAAAGTCTTATTCTTTCCATTCTGCCTTTCTTTTCATTCCAAACATCGTCAATACCTTCCATATGGTATTTGCCATTTTTCTTGGTATCTGATAATTTGAAAATCTTGAAAGTTGTTGCTGTATTAGATGAAAAGGATTCCTGCATAGCTTGTGCAGCCTCATCATGTTGTCTTTGTACTTTTACTTCACCTTGTTGTGAAAAGTTAGCTTCTGCTAACCCTACTGCCTTTAAACGAGCCATAAATGGTTATTTTTTAATGTTTAAAAAAGGTAGGAGCAATCAATAAAGTTGCCCCTACCCGATTATTTTGGTAACAAATTAGTTACCTTGAACGATGATAAATTGGTTTGCTGCACAAACACGAGTACCTCTGTAGGTAATCATCGCGATTTGATTAGTCATTGTACCATCTGTAGGGTTTGGAGAACCACCACCATATTGCCATACGCGAATACCGTTACCAACAGTACCACCTTGAGGAGGTTGTTGATACATAATAGTGATATTCTTGTAAACTTGAGCGGTTTTCGCATCCTTAGTTTCACCCATTGGATAGATTAATCCGAAATTACGGAAGTAATCTACGTTTGGAGTTAAACCAGTAGTAACCTCAGTGTTGAATTGAGCGTACTTCTTTACAGATAATAAATATCCATCGATGAAGATTTCTTGGAAACCATAAGCAACAGAAGCCTCTTTTGACTTCTCGCCTTGTCCATAAACGAAAGCACCAGCTGGGTAAGCAGCGAAGATACCATCAGAGAAATCTTGTCTTTGGAAGATATCAGTTAACCAAGCAGATTGCTTAGCACAACCATTAACATCCATGATACGAGTAATCTCATGTAATTTAGCGATATCTAATGTACCCGGAGTGTAACCAACAGTTTCACCGTCAGCAACAACTTTAGGAATGATACCTACTGAACCTTGAGAGTTAGAATCAATTGCAGTGTTATTTTGTAAATTACCACGCATTAATTTTGCTTCTACGTTATTCTTGAAACGAACAAGAGTCTTGTACATTCCTTTGTAAGTAAATGCAGTAACGCCATTTTGAGCCATATCTGGAGATACAGGGAACTCATAATATGTTTCAGCCATTTGCGCTAAGTCAGTGTTAGACCAACCATCACGAATTTCTGTTACATAGTTATCATATCTTTGGTCCAATTGGATTAAAGGATTGATTTGTTGAGAAGCTTCACCAGCATCTGCATCACCACCGAATAATAAAACCTCACCAGCTAATAATGAACCAGAACCAGCTGATTGGAAACCTTGAGAAGTTTGCTTAGGAGCAACTTCAAAAGTCCATGCGTAAGGAGTAGAATCGTCAATACTTACGATAACACCCTCAATATTTGAAGATGCAACACGCAAAGTTTCATTAACTCTTAAAGGAGTTTGAGTACCACTGTTGTAGTAAGCTTCTTGTCCTAAAGTTAATGTAATTGTAGCTCCAGCTGCTGCTGCAACTGTGCTTTCGTTTGTAACACCCGGCATTAATTTACCGCGGTTTTCAAACCAGAAGTAGTTTAAGTTTTTAACTTCTTCCATGCCGCTATGAGCAGCTAACCACCATGTAAAATCTTCATTGCCATACTTTTGAGTGTATTGCTTGTAGTACTGTGGAGTTAATAATTGTAGGTCAACCATAAGTTGCCTATTCTGGGTTTGCAACGAGATTGAACCCGGCTGCAAAATATTTGAGGTAGGTATTCCTGCCATGATATTTAGTTTTTATTTTTTTGCGCCTCCTCCAAAGGCAAATATCAAGTTACGAACTGAAAGCCCATTCTGCCATCCTTAGCCTTTCAGCTTCGGTGCCATTCAGGTCTGGTTTCGCTCCTTGAGGAGTGGGGCTTTGGTTGATATTTATATTCCCGTTCTTTTTTAAATGAGCCAACAATCTTTGAGATGCTGCTTCATTTGCTATTTTTGAGAAGATTTTTTCACGATTCTCAAGCAGATATTTATCTGCCATTATTTGTTGAACTTTTGGCTTACCATCCTCGGCAAACCATCTTTTCTCAAAATATGAGTCACTATCAAAATCCGTCAAATCATTCTTCATTGCCAATCTTTCATCTTCAGCCACATTAAATGAAATCGGTATTTCGACATCCTCGTCTTTTACCGAAACATTAAATCCACTAAAGGATTGGAAATCAGAATCAAGTGTTTTTTCATAAATCGACCTTGCTTGTTGCATAATCTCAAATTCCTCTTGAGATTGAGCTTCCCTTCCAGCCTCATTATAAATATCAGGTAATTTTATTTCACTTTTTAATTTTTCCAGCTCTGGTCTAATCACTTTCGCTTCAATCATCAACTTTCGTTCTGCGTAATCTACTTGTGATTGCCATGTTTTTACTTTCCCAGCATAATCCTCATCGGATTCATCATAACCTTGTTCAGGCTTTAAAGGTACGAAATGTTGGTCATAAAACAAAAGCTCAACATCATCTGCTGATAAGTCTTTGTATTTATTCTTAATATTCGTTTTAACAATTTCAGCAGCCAAATCTGGCGTTAATTCTGAACTCGTTAATTTTTCTAACCTTTTTTGCTGATTTAAGATTTCATAAACATCATCAGCTTTGCCTTCTTTAATGGCATCAAATAATGACTTGCTTACATCATCTTTAAATTCAAAACTTGGTTGTTCTTTAAGTTTCTTAAATTCTTGTTCAGCTTGTTCTATACTATCATAACCAAATCTTTCTTTAACAAATTGATTTGGGTCAAATGATTGAGTAGATGCTGTTTGTTCCTCTACTTTTGTTTCCTCTTGTTGAGGAGGAGCTGCTTCTTGTGACGCTGGCTCATTTGTTAAGATAGGGGCTTCTTCTATCTTAGGTTGCACTTGTGGTGCGTTATCATCCGAAAACGGATTGAAGCCTTCTGCAAGCTCTATTGGAGCTGCTGGGTTATTATCTGGCATAAATGCTTATTTGGTTTCTATTTTATTAGTCGATAACTATTGCAGCCTCGCCATCAATAGTTATTGCATATTTTACACTTTTATTAGTAAGTAATGCAACACCATACCAATTTGTACCGTCACCATAAATTGGCTGTGTTAATCTACTATCAGCATAAAGTATGTTTGAATTTGATAAAGTCGAAGTTGTTGTATATACAATTTCAGTTCCTTGAAAAATTCCTATATTGTATGCTTCTCCTGCTGTTGGATATGTATTTTTAGATAATACATATGCTATTGAATTTGCCATTTATTATTTTTTTTAATTATTAAGGGGCTGCTGTTGTTGTAGTTGTTGTGTTACCTTGTAATAACAAATATTTACCAATAATACCAAATTCAACAATACCAGCTGCTGCAATTGATGCTACATCTGTTTTTGTTGTCAAATTAACTCCTAAAACTGAAACCCAGTTAATTGGGACTTCTGGTGCAGGTAATAATTGCCCTGTAATAGAACCATCATCGTTGGTAGTACTGAAACTAATTGTTCCAGATGTACCTACAAATTGTACTACCGCAGAATCCCATCCAGATAAATCTTGGTAAAAATTATTATTAGTATTAAAAGAAGCTGTTGCATCTACAACTGTGCTAATTTTTGAACTAAATTTTTGTAGTCTTATTAAAAGTTTACTTACCGTTGCCATTTTATTTATTTTTTATTTTATTTTATTGTTGTTGCATTTGTTGTTGTTCCATCATCATTTGTTGTTCTTCAGGAGAACCTTGTTGACCTTGTTGTTGCATCATTTGTTGCTGAGCTTCCATTTCTTGTTGCTGGATAGCTTGTTCCATTTGTTGATTATCCATCATTAATGGCATTTCAACATTTTGTAACATTTCAGCTATTAATGGTTTTAATTCTACTGGCATTGGTATGCTAGCTTTAGCCAAATCAAACATGCCTTGTATTATAATCTCTCTTTGTTTAGCTTGTGTTTGTTTGTCTAACAAAGCAGCATCCCCTTGAGCTTTAGCTTGCATGCTTGATTGTTGAATCTGTGCATTTTGTTCGCTATTAGCTTGAGCTTTCTCTTGCTCTGTTTTTATATATCTTTTTTGAGCTTGTCTAAAATATAATTCAGCTAACGACACATTCTCTTTTGCAATTCTCATTGCTTTGAATGGGTCTAAATAGATTATTAATTGCGGATTTGAAGCAATAGCATTATTCATCATAGCTTGCAAATTAGCTATTTCCATTTCTGTTGGTAACATTTTTATTGTAGCAACAAAATTTCTATTTTTAACATCTTCTTGTTTAAGTAAATTTCTATATTTTTTAGCGCCATATGTTACACTTTTGTTTAATAAACAAGCTATTTTTTTACAGCTTTCTTCCATTACATAAATATATGCATCATACATATATTCAGTGGCATTATTAGCTAAAACTCTTGAAGCCTCAATATTTGATGCAGCAACTCTTGGTTGTGCCGCTTGATTCATTAAATTAGGGTCTTCCCCTAACTCATCTTTTAGTACTTGATAATGGAATTGGTATAATTGAATTAAAGCTTGCAATTGTGGCGCAAATCCAGTGTTAGCTAATTCTGTAATTGGAACTGGTATTCTATTACCTTCAGCATCTCTACCACGATAATAAAGCTTACCAGTTTGTTCCCAAATTTTTTGAACATCTAGTGGTTTAACTGAATCACCTAAACCTAAATCCAACTCTTGTAATGCATCAACATCAATAGAAGCACCTGCTGGCACCATCTTAGATACCATTTGTTGTATCTTTAATCTAGCCAAAATCATTTGCTCAATAGGTTCTTCGATTTTTTCAGGTACAGCCACATTACGCATATCGTATGGGTCGTACATATAGAAGCTATATGAAAATTCTGCGTTACCTATTTCTTTCGGGTCTTGAGGGCGAATCATATTCTTCTTAATCCCCCACTTAATCATTTTTTGAGTAACAGGACAATATACACCTTCGTATATATTCCATTTTTTCTCTTCTACATATTCTTGATTCTCATCTAATCTTTCTGGCTTACCTTTTCTTATAATCGTGCTACCATTCTTTTTAGTTTTGGTAACTGTATATCCATCAGAATCTAATGTTCTAATTTCAAATTGCATTAAATCAATATTCCATTCATCATAAGGTCTTAACCAAGAAACATTCCAATCTTGCATCCACTTAATCTTATCTGTTAATTGGTATTCTTTACATGACTGAGCTAGCATAAATATATCTTCTTCAGATAATATGCCACCAGCTGCTATACTATATCTAGCTCTAATTTCACTTATTTTCATGGACAAAATATGTCCACGATATGTTGTATCTCTAAAATCAGGGAAATCAGAATATGAATAAATTGCGTTTTCTGGACGAATCCATTGAACATGAACCTCTCCTTCATCATCCATCCAAGTATATGTACACACTAATCCAACTTCTGCTGAATCATGTAATAATCTTTGTTTTAAAACATCATTCCAACCATTAGCTTCTAATACATTATTACATCCAATGCTATATTGTATTTCTTCTGGTAAATGATTAAATTCTGAAATCCATTGGTCTAATTCATCTTTATCTTCAGCTACAAATTGGTCTTGTGGAATAATTTGAACTCCAGATTCTTGCTGTAATTGAGAAAGCACTTCTTTGTTTTGATAAACAAATTCTGCTTCATCTGCTGCATCTTTCTTTAACATTGCAGATGCACTATCAGTAGCAGTAACAGTAACTTTTTCTTTTCTACTCATCCAAGAACCAACTAATCTTGCAACAATTGTATTACCAATAATAATTGATTTCCAATTTATGTTTACAAAGTTAGCTTTGCTATTCATTTCCAAACGGTCCATAAACACACTCATGTCTATCTTACCATTTGCAATTTGTCTATTTTTTCTAAATCTATTATTTCTTAACCAAAAATAAGTTTGGTTACCGTATATTGTAGAGTAGATACTTTGTGCAACATTTTTACCGTACATGTAATCTTTCTTAGAAGATACATCGGTAGTAATTTGGAATTTTTTTAATGCTTCTCCATTACTATTTGCTGCTGATATTGATAAAGGACTATCTGCCAATTTGAGTGTATTTTGTGTCAAATATACTAAATATTAAGAATTTAGTAAAATTTTAATTAATTAAACACCGGAACATAACTTTTTACAAGAGCTTCTCTCTTAATTTGTTTTTGTACTGGTTCCATCAAACATACAATTAACATCAAAAAAGAAACGGTAATATCATAGTCAGTTCTATTGTTTGGGTCGAATTTTTTTGCATCTTCTAACAAATTTTCAAAATCTATTGAATCAATATGTGACTCAAAATACATAATTCCTACATCGGTTTGTTTAGTCAAGCTAAACGGCGTAGTAGGGAAGCCTTTGTGTCTGTCAGCTGTTTCTCTTTTTGCGGGGTCAATTGTTGAAAGCGGGTATGAACCAAGATAGCCCACCCTTCCTCTATCTCTAAAATAAGATAGATAATCATCACTATTATGCTCATACCAAGCTTGATAGCCATAAAATTCAGCTGCTAAAAGAACTTGTTCATGTAAGGTTTCTTTTATTTGCGGTCTGCCATAAAGATGGCCTATGGCTTTCCCAGTATGTTCTGGATTTAATAAATCATACCTTCTCCCAATCCAAGCAGATGCTTTTGAGCCATATTTACCACCTTGACTATTACTATAACCATCAATTGCTATAGCGCCATCTGATACTCTAGCTGGCTTTCTGATTTTTACATCATAGGTGTGCTTATTTTCTTCTCCGGCTTGCGGGAATTGTGTTATAACCCAATGAAAATCTTCTTCTTTATCATTTATCTCTCGCCACCTAACAACTTGGTCAATATCTCTATAAAATGTAACATGACGCTTGAGTTTAGGATTTTCTTTTAAATAAGACTCTCTTGCCCCTATGTTCATTACATTAAAAATACACTTATCTGAATCTGTACTAAAAGCTTCGTCTATTGTAAGGGGTTCTTTTCTAATACGAGCAGATAATGCTCTTTGATTGTTTTTTACTGTATCCCTGTCGGCTAAAATTTGAGCCAAAGTTTTTTCTTCATCTGGATGCCCAAAATCGTCAAAATTTCTTGTACGCTTTGCAGACATGAAGAATCGATAAAGACCGCTAGAAGTAGTTCCATTATCTTGTCGTTTTTCTTGATTACTTTCTTCCCATAATAATTTAAAGGCGTCTTGAACCCCATCTTTTTCTGTTGTAAGTTTCTCTACTGTGGTGGTATATAACGCCTTACCAATAATTTGTCCTTCGTCATCTAGCAAACAATAACGAACAACCTCGTGTCTATCGTACACATTAACCTCTGTGGTTTTACCGCACTCATCTGCTACATATCTATGTAGCTTTTGTCCATCATAGGCAACTGTATCTGCTGACTGATGGTCAATAACTGAACCTAATTCATCTTTATCTACATTTTCCTCTGCCTTCTTACCTCTTACGTTTGTCTTTTGGAATCTCATCTCAGACTTTGGATTTACCCCCAAAGACATATCATATTCTGGTCTAAAAAACTTAGGAAGCCTTCTGAATGGATTTACTACAGTCTTGGCAAAGAATTTTTTAGCATCAGAGCCTGTTTTAGACTGAATACCGCCATTTGTCATCTTTGTCCTTGTAGTGTATTCGGTTACAAATAAACCAGCTACAAATGACTTACCAAACCTTCTTTTGGTTACCTCAAGCATCCCCATACATAAAGAGTCTTGAATACAATATTCCATAAAATAGAACTTCTCTAAATCTGGCATTCTAAACTTTGGGTAACCAATATCAATTGACCACCATTGCAAGTATAAATAATGTAACCCAGTCAAATAAGTAGGCTTGCCATTATTCATATACCAAAATCCATTCAATCTTCTGTCCCACTCTTGTCTTTTGAATTCCTCTAATTTTTCATCGTAAAATTCAAGCTCATCGTCTTTTTTCTTTTTATCAAATTCATCCCACTTCTTCATTGTATCAGCATACCAACTTGGCATCGGTATTCTTTTCCAATACTGCTCATCTATATTTTTATCTCTTTCGTAAATCCCTCTAAATTCTAATTGCTTGGTAATTATATTATAAACGTAACCATCTGGAGGAAGATTACACTTCAATCCTTGAATGTCTATAATTGTCCCACCTTCAATTTTTTCGTACATAATTATATTCTTTTACCAGCTAACTCTCCAACAGCATCAGCCATATTTTCTGGTGAAAATGGTTTCTTGTTAACTTGAACTACTTCTTTTTTATCAGTTACTTCTTGATTAATTCCCGCTAGCACTTCTAATGCTTTAATTGAAGCCGAAATAGTTCCAGCATCTACCCATATTTTCTGCAATCTTTCAAATGTTTTAATCTTAGGGTCATCAATGTCAATAGCTGTAAGACTAGTTTTATTTAATAGCTCAGCCATTTCGTTAGCCTTTCTATTTAAAGCGTGATATAGCTTTCCAATCCCATCTTGCTCATAATAGGCATTTCTGCCTTGCAAATAAGCAATCTGTTTTTCTAAATCTTTTATTTTATCTAATTCTACAGACATTCTAGTTCTTTTAATTGTTTTGCATCTGACTTGTTGTAACCAACTAATAATTCACCACTTTCTACTAATTCTGTCATATTATCATTAATAGCTATAATTTCATTTCTATCATTACCATCTGGGAAATATCTTAACCTAATTATTCTACCTTCTGTTCCATCATCATTTTGATATATGATTTCATAGTCACTTGATATTACTGTATTAACAGCTCTGCCTTTCAATTCACCACTAGTTATGTATAGTTTATTATTCATTACCTCAGGCTCAATGCCTTGAAGCATTCCATTATATGGTTTGAATATTCTTAAAGCGGTAACAAAATTATTTAGAGCGTTCCATATGGAACCTTTCCCCTCTCTCCACATAAAACATTCTTCGATAGGTATTGAGAAATATTGAATATCTGAAGAAGCTTCAGTAGTAGGTCTTTGATAATTAAAAATCTTATAAGTATCATGAGTAGCATTATGATGAATAAGAATTTCAGCTCCAGTAGGTATGTCTTTAGCATCGACAACTTCTGCATTAACAGGTTTAACATAACGCATATTGAAGTTATCATATACTCTTTCTAATTTAATTTTTGTCCCGTCTTTAAATGTGTGGCTATTTTTACTTTCTAAATCAACCTTAATGATTACTCTATTACTTGGAGCTTTCAATTTCATAGTTTAATTAATTTAATACAAATGTAGTGCTAATTTAATTAATTTAATATTTTTTCAAAAATAAATTCCTAATAATTGCTTATATTTGTTGAAACAATTTTATAAAAAAAAATAAAAACCAAAAAAAATGGCAAATCACTTATCGGTTTATGTTTATCGTAGAAATCAATACGATTTAAACAACCCAAACGGCACACCTGCGACATCTGGTGTATTATTCTCACTACCTACGGTTGGCTTACAAGTACAACCTACTACTGTGGTAGCAAATGGAGTACAAATGAATTCATTAATTCTTATGTATCCTAGTGGTCTTAATCAACCAGCTGAAAAATTATATAGTGCTGCAACAGTTGCACAATTAATTACAGCTATCAATGGTGGTGGTATTGCTAGTACTACTACTACTACAGCGGCACCAACCACAACAACAACAGCAGCTCCAACTACAACCACAACAACTGCAGCACCTTAATTTAAAAAACAATTAAAAAAATAAAAAAATGGCAACAATAGTATCAATTACAGCATATCAAAGAAATCAATATGCTTTATTAAACCCTAACGGAACTCCAGCAACATCTGGTATTGCTTACGGATTCCCAGTAACTACATTTGCAGCTTACCCAGCTCCTGCTAATACAGTAGCTAACGGAGTAACTATGAATTCAATAGTTGAAGTAGCACCTACTGGTTTAAACCAAGTACCCGTATTATTTTATACGACTTCTACTGTAGCACAGATTAATTCTGCAGCAAACGCTTAATGAATTAGCCCCTATTTATTTAGGGGCTTTTTTATTTTCTTTATGAACTGTTTTTAGGTTCTTGTAGATTCTTTCAGATTCTTCAATTTTACCATTAGCTGCGGCAATAGCAATTGCTAACCTTCTTAGTTTTTTTGCTGCTTTATTATTCATATATTTATTTTATCTACCCCTCCCTTGTCCTCTATAAACTTTTGGGCGTGGGCTGTGTTTATTATAAGATTTTTTAGCTCTTCCTGTTTTTTGTTTACCAAATGTAACCTTGGTTGAATTTGTTAATTTTGCCATTATTGTTTGTTTTTAAAATAATCTTTATCTAATTCCCCACCGTCCATTTTATTGGGGTAACAATATATGTGGTTATCGTAAAATCCCCACACCATGCTATTGTACAATAATACGATTTTCCAAACAATGAAAAATTATTTTCCATAACAATGTTATTTTTTATTTGAAGGTATTAATGGTTCGCCATTACTAGGATTACCATATATTTTTATATCATTTTGGTCAATACATCTTACATCTCCAGATTTATATAATTTAACTATAAATTGAGGATTAGAATGTATAGAGCCAGCAATCATAAAAATTGCTACTCCGTAACCTAATGGTGTTTCTACATCAAAAGGATTTAATATTTCATGAATTGTTTGTACTATCATTATATTTGGTTTTCATCTGATTTGCTAGATAATAATTGTAAACTTGTAACCCTAGCATGGAGTTGAGCCACTGTTTCTTTGGTCTTATCGTTCAAATATGTTTTTGCCTCTGGCTTCCCTTCCATGTAAATCAAGGTGCCTTTTTTAAGATAGTTGGCTACATTGGTTTTGTCGGTCCAATAAGCACAAGAAACCCAAGTGGTTTTATCTACATCTTGACCTTGTTGGTTTTTAAACTTTTCGCTGTAAGCCATTGAAAAATTAATCACTGTTTTTTCATTTACATTGTTTACTGTTGCATCTTGACCTAATCTGCCGATTACTGAAATTCTAATCATTGTGTTTTGTTTTATTATTAAAAATTAATTTCTTTTCCATTATCATCCGTATAAGGTACCCAATTATCAAATGTTTTTTGAACTGAAGCATCGGGTCTTAAAACTATATTCTTATCATTTATTATTTTCTGCAAAGAATCTAATCCATTGAATAAAAATCTTCTTGTTTGAAAATACATTTGAAATAAAATAAATCCTTTCTTACCAACAATCTTTTGTCTTCTAATTTTTTTACTATGAAATTCACAAGATGGATTGCTAGGATCTGTTTGAGCAAAAGGTCTATGATAAACAAGGATATTATCTAGCTTATTGTTCCACATCGCCCCATCAGTTAAATCAAATACATCGGGACAAGGATAGTTACCATCAGAAGCTTTAACCATTTTTACAGGGTGAGCTATAATCCAAAAGAAAATATTATTTATCTGAGCAAACCTAGAGAACACTGACAATACCCATTCAAGATATTTATCACTTCTCGAAAACTTTTGATACTCATTTGTTAATTGGTTGAATGGATCAATATCTACGCCATCTACATTCTCTTTTACAATTAACTCTAAGAATACTTCCATCACATATTGTGGAGTAGGTGAAACATCTTTAGGATAAACATAAAATATATGTTTGCACACTAAATCGTAAACATATTCATAAACTTGTTTAGATGGTCTATGTGGATTTGCAGGACTACAATCACATCCTAAAATTATCTCTACAAAGTCATGATAATATTCTTCGGGTGGATTATCCTCTGGTGAAAAAGTAGCAAACTTTTCTCCGTACAACATTATACGCATTGCTTGATACCACTTTTTGAACGAAGATTTACCATAGTTACCTATGCCCGTTAATACTGTAATCTCTCCTCTCTTTGGTTTAAATTTATCATCTAAATCGGGAACTCCTATACCATCTACTTTAGCATATCCTTCATCATAAATTCTTAAAGCTTGTTCTTTTACATCAATTCCGTAAATCACATCTTTTAATTTTAACCCTTCATCAAATACGGCTTTCTCTACCTCTATTTCCTTTCTAGAAACTTTATCAACTAATATTTCTTTATCAAATGATGCACTTCCAAAGTTCTTTGAATTTGCTTTATATGCAGAGCGTATTGCCCTATCTGCTTCACTCTTTGTAAACTCAGAATTAGTAATAAATTCCATATGAATCATAGAGTTTGCTGCCGTTTCATTGATACCAAAACGACAACAAGCTGAGGCTAACTTAAAGATAAAATTATTTCTTTCTCCCGTAACAAAAGCCTCGTTTTTATTTGACAACCAAGTTAAAACATTCTTAAATATCTTTTGGTCATCATCATTTTTCTCGTAAATAACAACCTTTTCGGTTTTTTTAATCTTCTTAAATACTTCAGCCTTGTCGTTTATGTAAATTTCGGGGTCGTAACTCTCGTAACATACTCTGCTTTGGTTAATTCCACTTCGGTCAATCTCTGGGAACACTTCTTGTAAAGCTTGAAAGTGTTCTCTATGCTTTAAACCATTTGCTACTTTTACCAAGGCTTTTAATCCATTACCAGAAGGACTAATCCAACAAGCATAAACAAATGGATGTGAAATTATTTCGTTTTGCTTATCTCTAAGCTCAAATACATTGTCAAAGTCTAAAACTATATACCCACTATGTGTAATAAGCTGTGCATCAGTCCTATCTGCTCCAAATTTACCACTAAAACAAACTGAAGGAAGGTTAAGTTTTATCTTATTTGCTTTTTCTTTATCAATGGTCGCTCTAATTTCAGATACAGTTGATTTACTTTTACCTTCTTGTATTCTTTTTAAAGCGGCTTCAACAGAAATGTAATTTGGTTCTTTAGAAAAGATGTTTTTAAAAATTGTTATCATTATTCAGAAATTGGTTTAAAGGCGTTTCTAGCGGTTTCTAATTCGTTCTGATACTTATTATCAATTCTTCGAGAAGATGGCTTATTTTGGCTTATTTTAAGCTCAAATAGCCCTTTCCATCCATTTGCCATAGATTGTTTTATAATTTCAATAGCATTTTCGCAATTTTTACCAGATAACCTAACTAAATCATCAAATGCAGCTTGTTCACTTTGAACTGTTTTATAATTAAATTTAAATTGTTTGCTTTTGTAATCTTTCCATAAATCCCAATATTCTATAATTTCTTCTCCAACAAATGAAATTTTAATTTTTTTTGTCCCTTTAACCATATCCATATCCATATCCTTAACCATATCCATATCCTTACGCCCTTGTAAGGGCCTTGTAAGGGGCTTATTTTGCTTATCTAGCAAATTATTTTTTTCAAGCAATATGATTATACTATTATGCGCTCTATTGTCTGGATTTAAACCAGAAGGGTACTGAAATTCAATAAAAGAAGGTATAAACCACTTATTACCTTTATCAAAAATTATAATCTTTTCATCAAAACTTTTAATAGCCTCTTTCAAATCAATTTTTTCTCCTATTCTTATCTGTGCTACGTCAATATCAACTTGCCATATACCTGCGTGGTCGCAATCATCACAAATATATAGCCAAAGGAGCTTATAAGCCCCTTGTAAGCCCCTTATGAAAGGTTTTTTCCACTTTTCAGTATCAGTAAATCTCTTAGCCATTTTCTTAAATTAATCATTAATAAAATCAGTATCCATTGCTTTGTTTATCTTCGCTAAATTTGTATCAGAAAGATTCATTATCCTCTGAATAAAAATAGAATAAAGTGTAGGGTATGGTATTTCTGTTTTTCTTGAAAGCCAAGCTAATGGCCTTTCTTCTTGTTCAAGATAAAGAAGTATCTCATCTTTGACATTTGGTTTTTCCATAAATAATTTGATTGAGGCACAAAGTAATAACTAATATTTTTAATTACAAAATTTATTTTTTTAAAATTATATTTTATTTATTTAATTTAATTAATTAGCTTTGCAAATGGAAAATAAAGAACTAATATACGAGATGGCTAAAAGATTAGATTTAGTTATTGAAGTTTGGAAGGAAGGTAAATATATTGGTAAATATAGATTTATAAATAATAAACTACACAAATGGAAAGATGGATAACCGAAGATGAAATAATGCACAGGATAAATAACCATCCTGATTTAACCAAAGAAGATAAAAAAGAATTTTTATTCAATTTACAAATAATCAATTTATCTGAAAAAAGTAAAAAAAGAATGAATAAACCAGTAATTAAAAACCAAGAAAGAAACAAATTAAAAAATGATATTCCCTTGCACTAATTGTGGATGTTGTTGTAAGAGAGTTGGCTTGGTAAAAAAATTTCTTACTGAAGATGAGTTCCCGTATGATGTTGATGAAAATGGCGTTTGCAAAATGCTTGTAAATGATATGTGTAGTGTTTATGATGATAGACCAGATATTTGCAAAGTTGAAGAAATGGCTAAAAAAAATAATATACCAAAAGAAATTTACTATAAAATGGCTATAGATGTTTGTAATAGCATGATGGATGAAGATAATATACCTTTAAAATTTAGAATAGATGGCATATAACAGTACAATAATAACAAAGAAAAAACGTTGTGTTAATTGTGGCAATATTGATTATTGGTTTTCAAAAAAGATGTGTAAACAATGCGCTACCGTACATTCTACGCAAAAAAGATTAGAAGAATTTGAAGATGATACAGAAAGTTTTCAAAATCTTGTCCAAGACCTTGACCATGTATTTAGTCAGTACATTAGAAATAGATATGCAGATAAAACAGGCGTTGTTGAATGTTATACTTGTGGTAAAAAGCATACAATTGCAGAAATACAGTGCGGTCATTTTATGGGCAGGTCAAATTTAAGCACTAGATGGATGGAACAAAATTGCAGACCACAATGTATGGAATGTAATTACTTTAAAACTGGTAATATAGAAGAGTTTGAATACAAATTACACGAAGAAAATAATGCTATAGTTGAATATTTAAGAGAAACAGCTAGACAAACAGCAAAACCTACAAAAGATGAGCTAAAAGGCTTAATCCTAGAATACAGGGCAAAGCTAAACTTGGTAAAAAAGAAATTTATTGAAAAATAATTGTATTTTTACGGTGGTTATCATAGTTTGTAGATTTAGTAGTTTAGCCCCATGTTTTAGAATGACATGGGGTTTTTTATTGCTCATAAATGAGCCGTTTATGAATCATTTTCGGCTCAAAGTTGCCTTATTAGGTAACTTTTATGATTGATAAAGTTTGCTAATAGAGAACTTTTGTAACCAATTTGGTAACAAAAAAAGCCCCTCACCGTAGAAACGGAAGGGGGATACTTGTTAAACCTTCTATGCGTATGAAATGCAAATATAATAAATTAAATTAAATTTTTTAAATTAAATTAATTAAATTAATTTTGTGCCAAAACAAATAACATGGCAAGAAACATTTCCCCCGATTCGGTTTCCAGTAAGGTAGCTGATTTGACCCTAGGTGAGCATCTTAGATTAGACAATCCATATACTTCAGTAATGGTAATGGTTTCTAATTTAAAGAAAAAAGACGCTCACAAAAACAAACTATTTAAAATAAAAGCTGCTGACACTGTAACTATTGTAACCAGAATAAAATAAACTACTATGCACATACAAACTATCGTTTACCAAAGAACATTTAATTTAGGCAATTATTCTTCAGAAAAAATTGGTGTTGAATTTGCTATTAACCAAGGTGAATCTGCCAACAAAGCATTAGACATTGCAAGAGAAATGGTAGAAGAATACCATAAACAAAATGTAATTAGATTAAAAGAATTAGGCGATTTTTACCAAGAAGTTCCTGATGAAATTATTCCCACCCAATCCAAAAAATCTTTAGCTGAAAAGACTATTGAGTTTATAAACGCTTGCAAAAATAAAGATGAGTTAAGAGCTTGGGAATTAATGGCTAAAAATAATCCAGATGTATTGGAATGCTATAATGCAAAACTTAAATCTTTATAATTATGCAACTTACCAATGATGAGCAATGTGTTTTAAATTTAATCTCAAGTGCTAATCACAGGATAACACAACAAGAAATTGCTGATTCAGAAAGATGGTTAGGAAGTCATCCAATTCACGAAGTAGATAGGAGTGAGTCAACGCTAAGAAAAATTAGGCAAATAATTAGAGATTTAAGAATTAAAGGAGGCTATATGATTTTATCTGATGCTAAAGGATATTGGATAATGAAAGACAAGCAAGAGGCTGTAGAATATTGCGAAAGAATTGAGCGCATGGCTAGATCACAAGCTAGATCGTGGTTTGAAACTTATAATGCAATGAGAAAAAACTTTAATTTAAGCTCTGATTATTTTGAACAACAAGGAAAACTATTTTAACTATGATAAATTTTAATGAAACGCTTATTAGAGCAAGTTCTGTGGGTTATTTAATGACTGAGCCAGTAACCAAAGCCGATAAAGAAGCTGGCGTACTTTCCAAAACAGCACAAAAACATTTGCTAGATGTTTATATTTCTGAAAAGTATAATAGGAGAAGAGATATTCAAACAAAGCAAATGAAAAAGGGTATTGAAGTAGAGCAAGAATCAATTGATTTATTGTCTATGTTCTTAAAAAAACCTTTTACTAAAAATACGGAAAGATTTTCAAATAAACACATAACAGGACTACCAGATATTATTGACGATGGAATTATTGATATTAAATCAAGCTATGATTTATGGACATTTTTGGGGAATATACCAGATAAATTAGATAATTTATACTATTGGCAAATGCAAAGTTATATGTGGCTTACTGGTAAAACCAAAGCTACCATTGCTTATTGCCTTGTAAACACCCCAGACAATATTATCCAACAAGAAAAATATTATTTACTTAAAAAGCTAGATGTAATATCAGAAGAAAGTCCAGAATTTATCCAAGAAGCAATGAAGCTTGAGTTAAATATGAAGTTTGATGATATAGCTATGGAAGAAAGAATACTAATGTTTGACGTTAGTAGAAACGAAGATGATATTTTACGCATTGAGCAAAAAGTAGAAAAAGCAAGAGAGTATTTACAAGATATTGAAAACACCCATAAAAACTTTAACAATGGCAAAAGCTAAAAAAGAAAAACAATTAAATCTTCCACAAGATGCACAACCTTTAGACGGATGTGATTTTTGTATGCAATTTGATTATGATGAACCCCATGTAATTGGCGCAAGTCAAGATGCAGATGGCGTAATGGAATTAGTAATTAAAGCTTACCTAGATGCAGGTGTTACTTTTGTATGTCCAACTACACAAAAGAAATTAAGAATATACGCTAGACCATTATCAGATACTGGTAGAGCAATTTTAGAACAACAAAACGAAGTTAAACCAAAATAATATGAAGATAATAATAGGAATAATTTGCTTTATATTAGCAGGGTGTGTTTTTTATATTATTGGTTCAGCATATGAAGATGGCATAGACCATGAGCATTATTAATCCCCCTTAGTAACTATGATTTTTTATGAGCGTTGGCAAATTTTCTAGCAGCTTCAACGCTACCGAAACCCCAAGCTTTTAATGCTAATGCTTTCCTTGTTGGTTCGCCATTTGGTTTTTTCATTGCACCAAGCATACCAGCAAAGCGAGCTGCAAAAGAAACTCTACGAGGATTAACACCAGACTTTACAGGAGCTTTTAAATGACCGCCATGAGCACGATTGTATGAATCACGACCTTTTTGGTTTAGACCACCTGCTGCATTTTTACCTTCTTTTCTTTCCCAAGCTTCAGACATAATTACTTTTTTTCTTGTGCTAATTGATTTAAAATAAATTCTTGACCATAAGGAGGAACTCCCATTCTTTTAAAATCTTCAGGTTTAACATATTCTATAGTCCCATCTTTCTTTTTAGTGCCTATAAATGCGCCACCACCACCACCTAATTTAGATGGGATAGGTAGCATTATAGATTCTCCTTCATCATAATTATTTTGTTTTTGAATTACTATTTTTGGTTTTTTCATTAAAGATAATGGAGTAGATGGAATATCTTTTTTTATAGTTTCTATTGGTATATCTTGAGGTTTTTGATATTTAAACGGTTGTGTTGGTTTTTTATAAATAGGAACACTTCCAAAAGACGCAGGTTTACCATTAATTAATAATTTATCATCAACTCCTTTCCCAACTGATAATACTTTTGTATCAATTCCCGGAACATCTTCAAATCCATAAGTCAATTTATCTACAGGTTTTATTTTATTTTTTTGAAGTGTATAGCTATCATGCATTAAATCAAATAAACTATAAGAAGCATTTCTTAATTCGCTATATGGTTTCTTATTTTTTTCTTTTAAATATTGTTGCAGTTTGTTACTTTTATTATAAAGATTAAGACTATCTTGATAAGCTTTTAATCTAGGGTCTAATTTACTTGTTACAGTTACAGTAGGCAAATCACGAGTATTCCCTGTATTTTTTTTCATTGATTTCAATGGCTCTTGTGGCATAGCTATTTTTTTTCTTGTGCTTTAATTTTTTTCTCCTGCTTTAACATTTCAAGAGTAGGAGCTTTGCCACTTCCTTTGTTAGCACGAATATTATCCCATAAACCGCGTGGAGAATACGAGCCATCTGCTCGCTTCATCATTTTCAATTTACTTTTCATACCACTAAGATACGAATTATTTCCAATTCTCAGACTTCCAAATAAGCAAATCTAGCCCTTTTAAGCCCTTTGGCGGCGTTTTCATGTTTTCATGAGGTATTGCTACCACTTTTGGATAATCTGCCGTTATTGAGCTATCTATGTCATAAGGAGGCATATTCTTAAAAGGCGCTCCTCTTTTAACTTCTTTTGAACCATAATTGTCCATAAGATAATTCACTACTTGTTGAACAGATGTCAAATTCTGCTCTTTTTGAATCATATCCAACTTATATAAGTCAAATCTAACTCCAATTGGTTTGCTTTTTACCATATAAATATTTTGTAGCTACAAAGTTAGGACAAATTTACCAATGTAGCTACAATAATTAACTTAATTAACCCCTATACCATACCCAATCCCATTGGAATAAGAGCAAGAAAAAAGGAATAGCCCATACCCATACCGCAACCAATTGCAAGAGCCAAACCAATAGCGTCAAACCAT